GTGCCCTCTTCATCAACAATGTAAACAGAAGATCCAAACCACCACTAAAGGAGGTCACCAACACACCAATGAAGGAGGTTGGAATCGTTCGCGATCAGACCCAATCGCAACCACACTTTTCCACATATCGCTATGAGGCACAACTGACACACACGTCCCAATGAGGTGTCAGTCAGGATCGAACACGCACAAGTTGCCTAAGCACGAATTGCGTGTAGTGCTCTCCACACACTTTTTCCAAAGTTCCAGACCCAATAAAGTGCCTGAGTGCTGCCTTGTTTGGACCACACCACTTGCCAAGGAGGTGTGAACAAGAACAACACGACTGAACAATGGGGTGAGTCGAAAATAAGAACATAAGCAAAGTGAAGAAAAGAAAGCAATGATCATGGTGACATAAGCAAGCACATTCCAATAGTATTGCCACGTATGCGCTAAGCTATCGACGACCGCAGCCGACGGGCCCTGTCTTGCTTTTCAGCCCCAGTTTCCTGAGAAAGACCTTGAAGCTTCGCTGTGTATGCTAAAGAGCCACTTGCAAATACACCATGCACCCTCTTCTCCTTCCAACACTTGCTCACCAAGAGAAAAACCAAAACCAATGGCCCCTACCAAAGGAATGATCCATTCTCCTAGGATCCACTTAAGAACCAGTTCAAACTACAACCCATTTGTGGGAAACAAACCTAAACAAACAGTCGTCATTGACAAGTGAACAACCCAATGATCACAAGCCAAAGACGAAGAGCCGGCAACACACAGTGTCTCCACCGTTTGTGTAGTCAACCCATCATCGATGGGGCCTCATGACTAAAGCCTCAACAACAACCATCCGAATAGAACGTTTCCGTGGACAGAAACTATCGTTTCTTAATCCTCAAAGCCCCGGGGTCTCCCAAACCCCCATGCTTTTTAATCGTGGCCAATCGGAGCATCTCGAAATCCTCCTTTGCAGTCCCGCTCAAAACCAAAGAGATGTCACCAAGATTAATCTTGATGGCATATTCATGGAATTGTGCTGGATTGCTTGCTGACAAAGAACTAATCAAAGTCCCATCAGCAGAGTAAAATCCAGGTGCTCTTTCATCCACGACGCAGGGCATCGTGGCGTAAAGGAGGACCTTGATAGCCGGCAAACCCATTGCCAAAACAACGGGATACAACTTCTTGCTCAGAACGAATCCAATGTGCTTCGGCCCGTGTATCACTACACGTGCTTCTGCCAAAGTTCCCGCCCCTCTGCATGTATTAGAAGTAGCCTTTGTCAGCGTAACAAGGAAGGACCCTACACCGAACGTTTTAAATTCGGCAGGCACCACAGGTCCAAGCCTCAGAGACGCCAAGGAGGGAAGTGAAACAGCTTTGGTGAAAACTGTTTTATGGTTCCCACCTTTCTTAACACCCCCAACTGGCTCTTCGAGGCATTGCGCCCGTGTTTGCCTTTGTACCGCCCTCAACGCTTCATGGAAGGTAGAGAAGCCCGATCTTCCCTCCACGAGATCCATTGCCGCATCCACCTCATCGGCGACAGTTGCGAAAATGTTTTCCCGCTCTTCCATGCGCGTATCCTCCTCTTCCTCCCTTTCCTGGAAGGCCTCCTCATACTCTTCACCATATTCCTCCCACATGTCGAGGAAACGGTCTTCATCATAATCGTCCACAACAACGCCATCCTCGTCGTAGTTGTAAACAACATAATGATTACCGGATCCTCCACTTATGTAGGGCACAGCTACAGAGCGAAATTTGGTCCCCTCAGGATTGGGATTAAACGCCCGAATACCGCCCTCGAGTTGGACACGCTTTTGTCCTGGCTCGGGGGCGGGCACCATGGTTCGTGCTTTTCCCTTATTCCTCCTGTTCTTCTTCGACACCACCGGCTCCTCAGGTTGAGGTTCCCTCACGGGAACCTTCTCCACAGGAGTTGATGATGATGCCACACTCTGCAACAGAAGGGCAAAGGGGTCATCCTCGTCCATCATGTCGGCCCAACTAGTAGACGCTTGCTGCGTCTGCTCTTCGGGTAACACCTCCACATTCATTTGATACCCAGTCCAAAACTGGAGAGGGAATCTAACAAAAGGAAAGTATTTGACACAGACTTGAAGGAAGTCAGTGACCCACAATTTCTGTTCCATGGTGGGCAAAACGGGATGGAAATAGGCCAATGCCTGCACCCTTGCAGCAAAAAGGTCCAAATCCACACGTTTCTCCCACACTGAAGGAACAAAATTAGCAAGTAACTTTTCTCCCCGCACGAACTCAACACCCAGGAGTTGCCCTTCTCCTCGAGTGCACTTAAAACCCAGGTACTCCGCACCGGCAATATCAGACCCGCACCAGGCAGAGTCGGACCCAACTAAGAGCCCAGCCCGCCCATACAAGTCCCTCAGAAAAGCAATCACCTTATCAGGACTATCAAGTCCAAAGGTTTCAACCCAATCATCGTTGATGGCAATGATCGAGTCGTCACCATAAAAGTAAGCATGCAATCCGAGGAAGAGTGCTTCAGCCCTTTGCAACGGCACCTTTCTTTCCTCTGCAACCTGCAACAAACCAAACGCAAGACCATAAATCGAGCGAATAGTGTTGCCAATTGCAGTAAGGTACCTTCCAGTCGAAGTGGCGCCGGTCTTGCGAAACACAAATTCACCATCGGTGAATAAAGTGACATCATCAATTTCCAGCGTCTTTTCGGCTAACATCCGCTCATCATCCGTCAGGCCGCGGCAAAAGTTGCGTAACACAACTCTTTCCGCATCCGCAAAATGACTCCCCTGATGAACATCATACTTGGTGAAATCAGTGGTGACAAAATACTTCGCCCTCGGCGAATGAGCCAGGCTGCTAAACATTCCCAAAATACCACCGTTGGTCGGATTCAATCCCTGAGTAATCCACCGAGAATACCGGGCCCCACAAGCATAAAAGCTTTTGGCGAATTGCAAAAAGCAAGACGCCTGAGCAAACATGACAGAGGGGGCTTGGTTAATCAGTGGTCGTTGGCCCTTCCGCATAATTTTCTCTAAGGGCAGAACCTCGTTCTTCCCAAAGATCAGCGCCAAGGGCTCACCATTTAAGACCTCATTAATGCATTTCCGTGCATCTGAGATCGTCTTGAAA